AACTGGCTTGGCAGTATCGGTCGGTACCTGGTCGGGTGGTACATCGGCAATCGGATCGTCCATCCGAATCTATCTATTATGTATTGAACACAAGATTTGCTTGTCCGTTTGTAACCTTGAGGAAGTTGTAGGATTCAATATAGATCATGGCCGAATAGCCGTTATACTGAATCTGTACGTTTGTGGGCGAGGGGTAGACCGTCAGCGTCTGACCCGCCTGTACGGCAGGCGGAGCTATCGCCTGCCCAGACGCATTTGTCGGAACAACCGTTGCTCCTACAGGGACAACCGTAGGGGTCGCATTGAACGTCGTGTTCTTGATCACACACACGGGTATTTGAGACACAGGTCCGGTCTGAACGACTGGAGGAACTAGAAGCGTGTACTGTAGATTGGTCTTGTTGAACATGGAACCATTTGCTGTTCCCGACGGTTGGGTAATGGTATTGGGGTCGAGGGCAAATGAGTATAAGTTGATGCCCGGAAGAGTTGTTGTTTCGCCTTCCGAGAACCGGAAGTTTTGGATATTGCGGAAGAAGTTCACGTTCTTGGTGACAAACCGGTCTGTGCCATCAAACGTCAGATTTCCTTCCTGGAGAATATTCTGGGAATCCATCGAGTTCGAAAGCTGGATTCCAGTCGAGTACCATTGATCGGGAGTCGCCGGGGCAGTGAGGGTCGGAAGGACGCTGGGGTATGTCTGTACTGGGGGGTAAAAGATGGAGTCCCAGTTGGTATAATTGTCCCAATCGTTCAAGAGAATTCGGTCCTGACGCTGAAACAGGGACACGACGCGGGTACACAGATTGTACATTGGAATCGTTATGTTGTTGTATCCGTACTGGTTGTTGTTCTTGAGGTACCGGACTTGCGTAATGAGGAACGACCGATCATGTGCCGCGATGTAGGCACGCTCGGTATCTGTCAAGAAGATGTAGTTGGCTTCAATGTACGGATTGAGGTTCCAGCTTACAAGCGAAGGGTTGGTCGGATTGCCCATGGTGTCAGGGTACGACAGGTAATTCTGGATTCCAAGGAAAGAGTCTCCCGGGTTTCCTGTTATGCGGGTCTGGAATGTGGGATTGGTTGCGGCCGTTCCACGAGTATCCAGAATAGTGAACATATCGTAGATATTGCGGAACGTGATCTGGATCGACACTTCGGTCTGAGGCATGGCTACAAGAGGAATAGACTGTCCGACCTCCTCGCAGAACCAGAAGGACAGGGGAATCGTCAGTTGGCGGCCGCGAATAGAGGGAGCGGGAGGTGCGGTATTTGTGGCGGAGACGTTGATCGCGTTGGGGTACTGGTTCGTGCGGCCAGGAGCATTTGCGGGATCGTACATGTCCGGTGTATTGCCCACCATGGCGTTCAACTTTGCTCGTTGTGTTCCGTTCTCCTTCATATAACTCTTGATCTTCATCCACTCTCCCGTGACCGTACACATAGCCGTTCCATTAAAAAGTACAGACGCCGTCTCGATCATATTGTAGCCCAGGTTGCGGGACCACTGGAAGGCAGTCTCGTAGGCGAGAGATGTCTGCTTATCGAATCCGGACAGGGGAGACCAGATGTCGGGGATCTGGACACACACGTAGCAGTCATGGAGAAGATCGGCATATCGGGGAACTGGGAATGTGAACGTCTTTGTCCCCGCAGGCGGGAGGGTGGTATCTGTGATATGTGCGATATTCAGCATGAAGTGTTCCATCGCGAAGTTGGTGGACCGCTTGTACATCTTGTTGAAGTACGTCATGGACGGGTTTCCATTGACAAACACGTTTTGGGCACCGAAGCCAGTGAGCTGAACGAGTCCGCCACCCATTCTTACTATATTATCTTATAGGGTATGATTAATGTATCGGAACTTGCCGTATATCATTATTGGAATCCTTGTCCTCTTTGTCTTGATTCACTCGTACATGAGCGTTCGCTTCGGATACGACTGGATCGGGACACAGACACGCAGGGTCATTCACGGGGCGTACAAGAGGAGCAACTCGGTCCACGAGCTCTACCCTATTCCCCCAGTTCCATTCATGGACCGGTTCTCGGAGTTCACCAAGATCCCGAAAATGAAGGAGAGCGGACAGGCACCTGGGATGGCTTATTACTGAGGGTTGTTCATGTCTGCCCGGGACTTTACGTTCATATTGATTGTCTGTTTCTCGCCTCCCGGTACCAATGTCTTGTTGTTGGCAAGGACGAAGCTGTTGCCGTTCGTGCAGCACGTGGGAACCAGAGAAACGGCCGATTCTCCAATATCGTTATACACGGCACCTGCCTGGAAGGTCGTATACGTGGACGCGTACGCGGCCTTCTGAGACTGAGGATAGTTCGTATAGTAATTATTCACAACCGTTCGCTTCCTCATCTGGGTGACTTCAGACGCACTCTTGAACCGAGTCTGCTGACTGAACGTGATCGGAAGCCCGCTGAGTGTGAGGTTCGTGTAATACTCAGCCATGCTATTGTATTTACAGATAGAAAAGGTTAATCATAAAATGGCCCCAGTCCGATTTCTACTTGTGTCTACGCACACCGAGCAGGTTACGGGGTACTCGAAGGTGTCGTACAACCTTCTCAAGCAGCTGGGCACTCTATCCCCGCTGGTCAAGATCTTCCACTTCGGGTTTCAGCGTACTCCCGCCCGTCTCCCCCAGCCCGCCCGCCCGCTCAAGGGCGTCATCCAGTACGATGCCGCCGCCAACGAGGATCCCAAGGAGCAGGGGTTCGGGTTCAACAAGTTCAAGGAGTATGTCGAGACAGTGAACCCCGACATCATCATGATTTATAATGATCCGATTATCGTCAACCAGTTCATCCAGCAGACGAAGGATATGGAGAAGCAGTGGAAGCTCTGGGTGTACCTCGATCAGGTGTACAAGGGTGCGGACATGGGTCTTCTTCGCAATATCGAGAATGCTGCTGACCGGATTATCTGCTTTACCGAGACGTGGAAGCAGCACCTTCTCACTCGTCTGACGACCCCCAACATCAAGATCGATGTCATGGAGCACGGTGTGGATACTCTGGTGTTCAAGCCCATGCCCGACTCGGAGCGGATCGGGATTCGCAAGAACCTCAGCATTCACCCGAACGCCAAGGTGTTCCTGAACATGAACCGCAATTCCCAGCGTAAGCGTCTGGATCTCACAATCATGGCATTTGCTCGTCTGCTGAAGAAGCTCCCCGACCAACCGCTTCATCTCCTCCTTGTCACTGGAGTGAAGCCGGAGGGCGGAGCATTCTACCAGCCTCTCCAGATCTACCTGAACGAGCTCGAGCTTCTGGGGCTGGACAACCTGAAGTACGGCACCCGCGTCTCAATTGTCGATACGACTCCTCCGACTGCTTACTTTAACGACGAGGCGATTAACCAGCTGTACAATGTGGCGGACGTGGGCGTGAACACGTCCAACGGCGAGGGATTCGGTCTCTGCCAGCTGGAGCACATGGCCACCGGTGCCCCTCAGGTGGTTCTGGATCTGGACTGCTACAAGTCGTTCATGACTCCCGAGACCAGTGTGCGGTGCCCTCTCTCCTCTTACTCGTACCTCCAGATGACCGCGGGCGTCGGTCTCACAGAGTATACTACGACGGCCGAGGAGGTCGCATCTGCGATGGAGAAGACGCTGGGCATGCTGGGCCGCGAGACAAGCGAAAAATGTATTTCGGTCGCCCGCTCTCGTCCATGGTCCAAGATCTGCGACGCCTTCCTTGAGAGCATCCTGGAGAAGAAGGATTAGAGGAAATCGGGATTCCAAGACTTGAGCTTCTTCCCCACAAAGTCCTTGAGAAACCAGTTCTTAATCTCACCCCGAAAGGGCGTTGCGTGCCCGTAATCTACGCACCATACAACTCCATCCTTCTCGATGAAGTTGTAGGGTGTGATATCAATGTATTCCATGTTGCCCTCCTTCAAGAGCCGATTGATAATGTAATGAATCTGATTCCAGACCCACCCAGGTATATTCTTGGGCTGGGGACCGTACTTGTCGGCCAGGCACATCTCGTCCATGTCTTGGGTGATCAGGTAACTCGTATTATTACTCTCAAAGAACGGCGGAGCAATGTTGAGCTCCGACGCTTTCTTGTACAGATGGATCTCCAGGGGATTCGCGACGACTTTCAGGAACGTTGTCATGGTGTTTTCTTGTTGATCTCTTTGAGTGCCTTCTCGGCTTCTTCCGTCATTCTCGGCAGATCCGTTTTTATCCAGAATCCACGGATTCGGCTGGAAAATACGTAACTTTGTTTGAAATGCGTGTTCATGTCGTCCAGTGTGCGGCACATCATTAGGAGATGGTATACGACTGGGTTTCCGGAACCGAAAAACATTGGGCGATCTGTCT